GAAGGTTTAGATATTCCAACATTAGATACAGTTATTTTAGCTTCTCCTAAATCTGATATTACACAAAGTATTGGTAGAATTATGAGAGAAACGAAAGGAAAAAAGAATGAACCCCATATCTACGATGTTCATGATCCATGGTCTGTCTTTACAGCGATGTATTATAAACGAATGAAGATATACCGTCAAGGTGGTTTTAACATACACGGTAAAAATGTAGAAGAACCTAAGAGTGCCTTCCCTCAGGGAAAGTGTCTGTTTTTATAATCTAAACATCTATTAAATGTCGGGTGCATTAATACAATTGGTCTCTAAAGGAGTTCAAGATGTGTATCTTACCAGTGAAGAAGGTCATTCTTTTTTTCGTATGAAGTTTACGAGACATACAAATTTTTCTCAGGCTCCAAAATTGATTAAATCGGTCACCCAAACTGACAACTCAATTACTATACCAGTTTTAGGTGATATCATTAATGGTATTTGGTTTGAAAAAGTCGGTGTAGATGCTGTAAACATGTCTTCTAATCTTTTTTACAATTCCACTATCGAGCTTTACATAGGGGGTCAAAAAATAGACTCCCAACATTTTGATTATTACTCGGATATATGGCACAATTATATGGCTGACACATGGACTAAGACGCAAGAATTGAATAACAAAGTTTCTAAATCCAATCCAGCATTTCTCCCACTTCACTTCTTCTTTTGTGATCATAAGGCATTTTTACCCCTTGTAGCCTTACAACATCATCAAGTCGAAATAAAAATCAATTTCGATGACACGTATTATAATGATTCAGTTCTAAATCTTACAGCTGCACAAAAACGAATTAATGTATACGGCAACTATATTTACCTAGATAAAGAAGAACGAGAATCTCTCGTGGGTCGAAGTCTCGACTTTGTCATCACACAAACACAACAAATAAATCTTCCATTGGAGACTGTGGCTGATAACGCTTTAGGTGGTGGTGATAATACATTTGATATTTCATCGTTTAATCATCCAGTCAAATCCATCTTTTTTGGTTTTGGTGCATTAAGTGATGATTTTGCGAACGATCGTTTCACATTTTTAAGTGGTGATATTCAAATCAATGGGACCCCAATCCTTGAACATATGTCTCCAAATTATTTTCACACAGTACAAAATTATTACAAATCATCGTACGGTGCGAGTGATTTTGTCAGTGAAACCAACGTACTTTTCAACACAAGGTACTTCGTGTATCACTTCTGTCTAAATGCATCTGACTATAATCCATCAGGTACATGCAACTTTAGCCGTATCGATAATGCCAAACTTGTATTACGGGGTGTGGAGAAGGGTAATCTTAGACCAAGTAATCAGGAGTTAAGTATATATGCAGTAAACTATAATGTTCTAAGAATCAAGGATGGTTTAGCTGGAATTTTATTCGGTAATTAAGGTATAGATGGGTAGGACAGCTCGTTTCGATCAGGTTTTCGTAACCAGTCTAGACGCAGACCCAGTCGAGCAAGATGTACTTACTGACGTAAAAAGTATTATTACAAAAGAGATCGACGTTGAAGTTATTACAGCAGAAAAATTTGCTATTTCTAATACAAATCCTACAAAGAATATTTCTATAGGTTCAAATATTTTTGTAGATGATATATCAACGAATATTGTTCTTGACGTGACCAAGGGTATTCGTGCCGAGCGTTTGTATGTGAATGATAAGATTGGTATTGCGGCACCGAGTGCTACAAACGAGTTTCAGATTGGACCAAATAATGAATTCGTTATTGACCGCTCAAATGAACACTTATTAACTCTAAAAGGTAACGTTTCAGCTACAAACGTTCTAGTTTCAAACATTATTAATGTGGATGATACACTCATCATTGATAGAATGGGATCAAATGTGTTGAAGGTTGTGGGAAATACACATACTACAAATATATCGGTTGATAATTATTTAAGTGTTGGTACAACTGAAAATTTTGACCCGGGTTCAAATGTAGCTGTTTTTTATGATAGTAATGTGTGTATTGATCAAGGACATTTAACAGTAAATGGTAATCTCCATGTGAATGGTAACGTATTCATTTCTGAGTCTGCTACTTACCAAACACTTATCAACTTAGTTGTTGCAAATAATGTGATCCAACAAGGGAGTACGAATAATAAAAATGCACCATTCGATAATGCTTTAATCATGACTGAAGGTGGTGATGGAAGTGTAGCGAATCTTGTATTCGGATATCAATTTTCAAATAATGAATACGTTCTTGGTCGAACCCAAATGGCGCCGGGTGATACTGTAATTCATGTGGATCAATCTAACACTGTCAATCTTCATGTATACGGACAGATGTTTGCTGATGGTAATGTGGGTGTGGCAAATACATCAACCAAATTTACATTGTCAGTGGGCTCAAATGTGTACTTTGATGATACAGGACCAAATGTGTTTGTATCTGACGGGAATGTTGCAGTGACAGGTAATGTAGTTTCGGGTGGTATGAGAATTGGAAGTTTAGTAACTTTCGATCCAAGTGCTGCTGCACCAATTCTTTTCAATGAAAATATTAAATCAAATTCAATTCGAACTGTGGGTTCAGGCACATCTCATTCAGGTATTGCCAATCTTGCACCAACAAATACATTGTCTGTGGGTGCGAAAATATTCGGAAATATGGTAGCAGCAAATGCCTTGACAGTTTTAGGTAATACGGCTACAACTGAACTTGTCACAAACTCTATACATTCGTTCTCAAACATTGTGATACACGCCGATAGGTACGGTGGTTTAACAGGTACATCAAATGCACTTGTTCTTAAATCCGGCTCGGCAGCCTCCAATGTGAGTTCAATCGAAATAATTGGAGCTAGTACTTCAAATACACACCAAATCATTAAAATGAAAACGCGGAACACTGAGAGAGTGCGTATTGATACTGTGGGACGGGTTGGTATATCAAATACCCACCCCACTGAAAAACTAACCGTCGCGGGTAATGTTCACGCGACTCTAGGTGATGGTTTTATTTATGGTAATACCTGGGGGTCGGCGTCAAATACAAGTTCTCGTATGTATTCATCCCATTTGGTAGGTGAGAACAAGATTGAGAATATTGTAGCTGAGGGTAAGGGTCTCAACATTTATGCGAGTAAAACTGCTACAATGGGAACACCAAAATTAACCATCCTTGAAAGTTCAAACGTTGGTGTAGGCACAGCTACACCCAAGGGTAGATTACACACATCTGGGGGTACAGTGTTTATCAACGATGAAATCACCAATAATGGAACGTACAAGCATCTTGGAACTCCACTCGTCGTTTCTAATGCGTTAACTATCGCAAACACAACAGATTTTAAGCGGGTTTTAGAGCTTTGTAGAGAGGGTGGTACTACAAGTAGTGATGGTGTGAGAGCAACGTTCAAGATGGGTAAACACACAGCGGTTTCGAGTGGTACAGCTAATTCTCAACTTGATATATTTTTGGCAAGTACAAATTACGAAACTGAGGTTGACGTACTAACACTTAGAAGTGACGGTCTAGTGGGTATTGGTACGACTATCCCAACCGCTCATTTAGAAGTACATTGTACGGGTGCAGCCAATCCCACAACAAATGGTTTATTAGTACATAACTTTGATGGAGATTCGGGTGATGCTATCTTAGCGGCACAAACACGTCAACTTACAGGTAATATATTTACCTCTTACATCCAAACAAATGCGGGCTCTAATCCTAGGGGTTGGTCAACGGGTGTAACTGGGACAAACTCCGATTTTAGAATTACACAAAATGTAAGTAACAACAAAGATTCTGCAACTGTGGGTCTATATATAGATGGTGCCAATGGGAATGTAGGTTTAGGCACTGATTCACCCCGGGGTGCCCTAGATGTATTGGGTAATGTAGTTGTGGGTAATGAGGTGTCATTCGGGGGTCTCACTGGTGACTTGTTTGGCAACACGAGGCTTGTAGAAAGACGTTATAATGCGGATCAGAGTAGAAATGAACTTGTAATATTCAAGGGTAATGACGGGTCAGGTAACACGTCAGGTCCCGATAGAATTCGACATATTGCCGCGGAACACATTTTTCAAACCTATACATCCTCCGGTCAATCTTTCAGTACTATTTTAGCTAATGCTGGAGACGCTACGGGTAATGTACCATTGTGTATACCTGGTTCTGGTGTTGTTGTGATTGGTGGACAACGTTCAACCGCGGACACTGCTGGTGATAACACAAAACTGGTGGTAAATGGTGATATCGAGTTCGGTGGTGGTGGTTCGTTCAAATTAACTGGTATGGCATTCGTGACTACTGACCCCGAAACGGGAGACTCTGTGAACAAAATTAGAAGTATTCTAGACGGGAGTGACCGCCGCGTACTTACGTTTGTCCATGAGGTTAGTTCTACTAGTGATTCAGAATTCGCCCGTTTTGACAAACTTGGTAGACTTGGTATAGGTACATCAACTGTAGACTCGAATGTACACATTTTCAACGGAAACACAACAGACCAAACACTCCTAAAACTTGAGAGTCCTCACCCAGGTTCGGGTACATTCACTAAAAAGTCTGGAATACTTCTTCATACCACTGAGAATTTCGGTGGTTATGTGAAGGCTTTCAGGGATTCAGCTACTTCACTTTCCGGTATCGTAATTGGTGGTACCAATAGCGGTACAGAAACGGATGGTGTCCATATTACACACGGGGGTAACGTGGGGGTGGGTACCCTAAATCCACAGAAACAGCTTCATGTCTACGATGGTATGGTTCGTGTAGAAAGTCCCTCAAGTAACGCGACTATCGAACTCACGACATCGGCTGGGAGTGCGAACATTTATGCGGATACCACGGGTAATGTATATATAAACCCATTGAGAACTGGTTTGAGAAACACAACCTTCCTCAACAGTAATGTAGAGGTCATAGGTGATTTCTCTGTCGATGGTGCCCTAGATTTGGGTAATCAGGTTGCGATTGGTTTGGATGGTGCGACCGCGAATACAACACTCCATGTGAATGGTGGTATCATCACAAACTCTGACCAGGTGGCGACAAAGAAGTACAGTCATTCTAATGTAGTCGCGAACGGTAATGGACAGAATATACAGTTTGTGTTTAGACCAAATACATTTTATGCGAAAATCATAGCGGTGTTACGTGAAACAAGTGATGTACGCAACACAAGTACTATGATTCTCGAGGTGTCTGGTGGTACACACGATGGATCCACGGGTTCTATGTATGATATAGCCCTAGGTCCTCAAACCATAATGGGTGCTACAAACTCAAACCCATGGAGTCCCACTGTATCGGTTGGTACAAGAGGAATCAACATACAACCTACAAATAGTGATACACTTAACGGTCCAAACTACGCATACGATTTAACAGTTGAACTCACCAGTGGAGTTGACGGTGGACTTTCTAGAATTACAAAACGAGCTTTGAATATAGATACAACTTCAGTTCTTGACAATGGGACCGGTGGTCCAGATTTATTGGTTGGATTCTCATATTAAATTTACTACGAGGGAGGGTGGTACCCCGCGGTAGATTAAACATTTACGCCCTGATGGAATCAGAGACGGCTAGTGCAACTACGCCAACAATGAAAGCCATGATGACGTAATTTAATTCAGTTTCTTCGCGGCCGACCTGAGGCTTTACAGGTTCGGCCTTGGCCTCAGCGACAACTTCTTGCTGTCGAACGGGAGGCTCGAGCTCCTCAAGCGGACAATACGCTATCATTTATATAAGTTTAGAGATTTATTTCGGTCTTCTTCTTTCGACGAGTTCTCTTGGGTTTAGATCCTGCACCAACATTGACCTCCTTGACCTCACCTCCAGTGGAATCACCGGAGACTGACATGATATCAGAGAGATCATCATCCTCATCAACAGGCTGAGGCGCCGAGGGTCCTTGCCCCATTGAGGTATTCATTGGGGGTGGGGGAGGCATCGAAATACCACCCATCAGGCTTGAAATATCAAGTCCGGGTCCCTGCATCTCGTACTGACCTGATCCACCCACGGGTGCATCAACGGCGGGTCCCCTAGTGTCA